GATAGACTGACGTGAACCCAAGAAGGTTCATCGTCTGTCCCAAATTCCCATATCAATTGGTCAAATTCTAAATTATCCTTGATATAGTTAAAGATTTCAGCATTAGTCACCCCACCATAAACATCAGCATCTAAATCCATTGCTTCACCCTTCATATGAGTTGAATTAACCGACCCTTTTATAGCACGATTAAGACCCTCACTTCTGAAGAATGATGAAATATATATCGGAGTGTTAAAATGCTCTCTAACGGGCTGAAAAACGTTCTCTGCAACATATATCATATTACTGAATTGTTCTGCATCTGGGGTGTTATCAATCCCAAGTCTTTTAGCCGTTGTAGAATGTGTTGCCTCTTTATAAGATATATTCTTACTTACCATCATTTATCCTATCTATAAATTGTTGTAATTCTTCCTCCGTTACATTTAACTTCATTCTTAACCCACCATCAAATTGACCCACTATATGTCCGTTTTTGATAACATAAATAAAAGGAACACTTTTGACTTGGCTTTTAAGGTTAGGTGTTAAATCCTCAAGCAATGCGTATTCGTATTGACAATTCTTTAGGTTAAGTTTTAAGTCGTTCTTCTTATTCCAACTTGAGTTGATTTGCACAACTTTAACTTGTTGTGCAAATCCATTCATAGCAAACATAAGGGATAATATAACGACTAAATTCTTCATTAATGCATTCTATATAATCGTTCCTCTATCTTGTCTAACTTAACACCATTAGCATCTACCTTCTCTTCGATGTTTAAGATAGAACTACGAATAAGTTCATCTTTTAAGTCGTATTCAGTTCGTGATACTTCAGAAGGTGGTAGTTTCTTTGCTTCGCTTATTTCAGACTGAAGCGTAAACCACATACCTACAACGGTAACAATCACACCACCTAAAATAACAAGTGTTTCAATGCTTATGCTAAACTTACTATCCTTTGATAATTCCTTCATAGATATAGTACATATAAATCAAAAACCAAATCCCCCTTAAAATAAAAAATGCCAATGCTAAAGCAAAGACGATTTTAAAGAATCTCCTCACTTGGCTCTGGGAAATATTCGGGATGTAAATCCTTGCATTTCTCTGTCCACTCTGCGATGGCACTTGACGAGCCGAATGTATGCACTCCCATTGGCGCACACCACACCATTTGAGCATCCCAATCTGGGTTTGGCTCACCATCCCATAAAACATCAACGTGATAGGTATCTGTTAAAACGGGTTCGGTTATTACATTGCCTTCTGCATCAATCTCTGCTGGGGTAACTACAAGATTCCCTAATCTTACGATAGCGTGATTGTGTGTTTGATTCCCTTCATCATCAATACCTAATGCATTGATTTTTGCGGTTGCGGCACTTTTAGAGCCAAAAGAGTACTTGCGAAAATATTTCATCTTATATTATTTTATATTGTTGTTAAATCTGCGAGTTCTTCGTTTGATAGTCGAGTCTTGAATAGGATTGCTTGGTTTACATCGTTCCCAATAAAATTATAAGAGCCAAAAGAACCTTTAAGAACACCTATTAAAACATCTTGTAAGCCCGATTGAACACTTGCATTTGTATCAGTTCCAACTAAAGAACCATTAACATAAAAAGCAAAATCATTTTCCTTGTACGCCAATGCAATTTTGTATTGATTACCTATAGTTGCATCTAACTCAAAAGATGCTTGAAGAACACCACTATCATATGCATTACATCTAATTTTGTTAATTGACTTGGCATATTCAAAATAAATTGATTGAGAATAAATTGATGTGTTGTTAATCAACTGCATTAAAATAGGATTATCATTAGCAGGAGGTACACAATCTATAAACATTACGCCTTCGGTAGTTCCAACTATAGATGTTGCATTATATTTATATGTAATATCACTATTACGAGTCACACTCGCCCCATAGGTAGGGATGTAACTTGTTACATAGGATGATTCTTCGAGTTGGAATCCGTATACTTCAGCATCATCACTAATGAAAAAACCAAAATCACCCATACTTGTGGTGCTATTAGATGTAGCCGTAAATGAATATCTAACCCATTCTGAAGTTAGGTTTGTTAGACTATTTGTTTGAGCTGATGTGCCATCATAAAAATTAAATCTAATAGTTCCAGAACCTTTAGCATATATACTCATTGTATACGTTGTAGATGGACTTACTGTATATCGAAAATATTGATACCCATCATAAGATGTTCCTCTCTGAACTCGTGTGCTATTTTGCACTCCCTCTGGAGATATTCCGTAGTTTGTTGTTATAATACTGCCAGAGCGATGATATAAATTATCTATATATTCACTATGGTCAATTATATTCGTTCTCTGCGGCTCTAAAAGCAAAGAAGGACAAGATGCATCTGTGTAGTCAAGTCTTGGGATATTGTCTGTAATACCTCCATAAACTGCCGTTGTGGTTGTTTCTAAATATGAGTCTGCGACTAACCCTTGATTTAGTTGGGCGCCCCATACCATTATATCAATAGCAGAACCATCTCCGCTGGTTGATGGTCTATTGCGAATCGCTAAACCTTCATTTGCCCCATTAGATTGACTAAATGTTTCTATTCGTGTCCAACTCGTTCCGAATGAAGGAACGGCATATTCTGTACCTCCAGACCTTAAAACTAAATTTGAACAAGTACCGCTTACAGAACGAACATATATTGAACTTGTTAAAAGCGGATAGGCAAAACTTATAGGTGTTTGCAATGAAGAAACTTCTGAACCAGCACAAACTGGAAATTGCACTCTATCTGCGGTATTTGTGCCGATTGGGGAAGCACCATAATTAGCGGTAACCGATGGAACTCCACCACCATTATATGAGGTTTTATTCCAATAAGGATTATCAAATTGTTCACTATAAAGCAACAGATTCTGCGTTTCCTTTTCAATTAACCCATCAGAATTAACCCTTGTCGCTGAACTTGCTCTTGTAAATGTGAAATCCCCATCTCCATTAGTAGGTTTTTGCGAAAACACAACCCCTTCTTTTGTTCCACTTGGAATTAAAACTAAACTTGCCTTGTCGTATAGTGCCATTATTTTATATTTTTATTAATCCGTACCTATTTGGTCTATGACCATTAATCATATTTAATAGACCGCTCTTCGACATTTTAAGGTCATTTGCGGCGTCCATAGTACAATCGTAAGTCTTACCATTGTGTTCACAATAAACCCTATAAGAACGTTTTAATTGAGTTTTGCGGACAGACTCTTTTGGCAGTTTTTTGCCAAACCAATATCCCTTCTTTCCCCATTGAGGATGTTTTTCTCCTTTTTTGGCATCAGATAATTTTTTTCTTGTTTCATCAGATACTGGGATGCCTTTTCTTGATTTAGACATTTTCTTTTTACTTTCTTCTGTATGTCTCACAACACCTCTCCAACTATTTGTTAGATTGTAAGACATTTTATCATTCATAGCATCTAACTCCTCAAGGATAAATTCTTCTAATTCTCTGTGATTGTATCCAAAATAAAGAATTTCTCTTGAAAAAGACTCTTTACGTTTTTTATAAGCTTTTTTAAATAAATGTCCTCCCCCAACATATCCATCTTTTGGATGACCAGTATGGCTTCCAATATACCATTTGTTATTAGAAGAATCAGTCCATTTATATACAAATCCTATATCACACATATCAGATGGCGGTTAGTGCGATACATTCGCTATCAGTTAATGCCGTTGGGAAAGTTAAAAGTTGATTAACGCTCTTTCTAAAAGAGGCGTGATATCCAATGTATTGTAATGGTAGAGTAGCCGTCCATCTTGTTGGATTATCATACACCAACGCTCCATTTACAAAAACATTAACAGAAGTCCCACTCCATTTAAAAAGAATCTTGTATCTGCTTAAAGTATCATTTAAGTAAAGTTGTAGAAAACCGTCCATTCTAATAGCGGCTCTAACGTTACCATCAACATCAGTAGCGATTTCAATAGCATTAGTTGCTGGAAAACTGCTTCCTGAACGATAAAAGAACCCATCAGTATTGCCATCTCTTGCAGTTCCATTGGTCAAACCTCTATCAAAGTCCAAAAAGAATGTACCTTGTTCAATACTTGTAAGAGATGATATCTGCTCATTCATCGCATCTTTACTTCTCGTTACGGCACTCCCATAAGTAGGTATGTACGATGAGGGGTAACTTCCTTGTTCTACTTGAACACCATAGATGTATGCTTCATCTCCTACAACACTATTATCTGCAGGAACATCAATTCTAAAAAATAAACTACCCGCACCTGTCGGTGTTGTTGTGGCTTCAATTCTTTGCCAATCACCATTTAAAGTAAAATTGTGACTTGTTGTCGTTCCAGTTGCCGTGCCTATATACCAAAACAAGATACGACCAACCTTGCCAATGCTATTGCCAACGCCTTTGACATAAAAACTCATTGTATGTGGGTCAGCCGTTACATTAATTGGTTGATAAATGTTTGGGTCGGTATGTGTTGCAGTCAATTTTGTTGCATTATACAATCCCTCTGGACTTAATGTTTCAGTAGTATTTGTTTCAATAGTTACACCTACTTTAGCAACCCATAAATTAATTACTTCCGATTGAGGCATAAGATTAGTTCGAGTCGGCTCAAGCAACAAACTTGGACAACTCGCCCCACCACTATAATCCAATCTTGGTAAATCCTCTGTGATACCACTTACCGCAGTTGTTGTTGTGGATTCTATATAATCTGTGGCAACTAAACCAACCTCTAATTGTGCAGATTGTAGATAAACATTTTTACCCGATGTTACTGATGTGCTTCCATTTCCATCAATCACATACACCCATAAATTGCCTACGCTTGATGCGTTATAACTGATTGAGCATCGGTAGAAGCCGTTTCCTGCGGCTTCAATGGAGGCATCAATAGCTGAACCGCTATTGCCTACAACACCATTAGCGACATCAAAATAAGCAAAGTGATTGCTCCACATTTGAATAGCAATCCAATCCGTTGAACCTGCTTTAGCATATATTGAAGTAGTGTGAACACCTGTTAAAGAAACTACTTGTTTTAGTCTTGCGGTGCTTGTTGATGCAGTTGCTTGAAGTAGCCAAGCATCCGAACTTCCGTCATATCCACTCTGTCCACTCGTTACACTTGCGTTATCTAATGTCCAAGTAGTATCAAACTGATTAGACTGCAACAAAAGATTCTCTCTCCCCTTCTCAATTAAACCATTAACATCAACCCTTGTAGCCGCTAAATTAGAACCTCTTGAAAACGTAAAATCTCCGCTTCCATCCGTTGGTCTAATGCTATATAATTTCCCATCCTTAACCGCAGATGGAATCATCGCTAAACTTGCGTCATTGTACAAACTCATAATAAATCGTTTAATTCGTTAATGGTACAAACTCTTGCCTCTGTATCTCCACTTGCCGCCTCACACCTTGCATCGTAAGCATCGAATAATTGTCTGCCTAAATCTGCTTGTGGAAACACCCTTAAATCAGTTACCGCACACTCAAAACCTTCTGTATAACCACCATCTTCATAAGCCCTATCCTTTAACGCTGCAACCGCTTGAATGTACCAGTAAATATCACCCCAATAAATAGAATTTAACAGACCACTATCAGTCCCCCACCAAGTAGAACCATAGATAGCACCATATCCTTTTTCGTCAATCATTTTTATTTTCTTTAAATGTGATTATTACCTCTACACCCCAAGTATTGTTAGCACAAGTATTGTTAGAGTATTCAGTCATTCTTATTTACCATTAGATACCACTTATGCGCAGTATAGCCAATCGCTACAATAGTTAAAATAATCTTTAACCCTAATTCTATGTTAGTGAAGTTAATCGCTAATACAGATGCGTTAAGTGCGTATATTTTTAAATCAGTTAGATTCATTTTTTCTTCTTCTTTAAGTATTCAGCCAACTTTTTTAAGTTGATTGGTTTGACTTTATATTTTACAACACCCATCCTACAAAGTTTGCGTCTTTATCCGGATTCATATCTTCGTTAGAATTCGTGTTATACTCCGGGAATAAATTATTGTTGTACATCATATAATCTATAAACCTTCTAGTATAGAAGTCAGCAAAGTTTCTGTGCTTTTGTGTTAGAAAGTCTACTTCTTCTTTTGTAGGATTATCTGCGTTCTCACTTCTATGTCTAAATAACCCTCCGTTTCGTAATTCGTAACTTGCAAAAGGTAAATAGTCTACCATAGCAAAATGAATAAGCATAGGCTGAATGTAATCGTTTACCAGGGTTAAATAATCACCTGACAAAGTTCCTGCTATAATATCGGCACTAATCTTATTGTAAAGGTCAGTACCTAAATAGTTTTGAATGTGCATCTGTTGAGCAATTTTGATAAACTGAATAAACTTATCAGTATCTACATTCCCATCTAAAATGCTATTTCTAACTAAATCTTCTCTTTTTATAAATAACGCAGTAGCCATATCTTATTTGTTTACAAATCCTTCACCTGGCATATCAGTAGGCATCATAGAAACTTCTCTAGGATTTCTAACTCTATAACCTTCACTCTCGCCTTGTG